ATCTTCTTGAACCTTGGCTGTCAAAGCCTGTTCCATCACTACCAATTTCAAGTAGGCAGGATTTTGTTCACTGCGATGGAATCCTGGAGTGCGACGGTGTTCAGCAATTAAGGAACGCACACGACGCAACATGCCACGGGCTTGACCACTTGACATGGTGTCAAATTTAATACTGTTACCAAAGTAACTTTCGAATACTTTAGCGGCTTGTTTTGTTGGGCTGACTACGGCCAGTTCGTTGAGTTTCATTATCAAATCCTCGTTGTTGAATGTATTTAGCCCAGTTTACGCATTTGGCCAATTGATTCTCCAGGAGTTTTTTATGTATGATCTTGCTTTCCAGCTTGGTCAATATAATTTCACGTAATTCTGGAAGTTTGCTATGATCGCCTACAGCGGCTCTGGTATTGATGTCGTGTGTGAGTGCAGTCAGTTTGTTGTCTACAGTCAGTAATTCTCTAGCTGTGTTGTAGGCTCCGTGCTTGTCGGCTATGCACCAGCTGAGTGCTGTTCTTGTGGTGTGAAAAGTGCCCACTTCTGTGGCACTACAAAATACTCGATAACCCTGTCGATCGGGCTGTATGCGGTATTTTCCAAATACTTCGTAACTGCCATCATCTTCTTGCCAGATGGTGTTGGGCATGAGCCCTTGGAATTCTTGTTCAAATAATCGTTTAAACTGTTGTTCAGGTTTCATTTGACCACATAGTGTATGATGAACCAGCCGCATGTGGCAGTCAGGAATCCAATTACAGCCATGCCCCACGAAATGATTTGATCATTGCGCTTGTCGGCCATTTTGCTTACAGTTTCTTTTACTTCCTTGATCATTACACAGGCATCGTGAATACTGGAGGTTAATGCAGACATCTTGTCTTCCAAGGCATTGTAACGCTCGGCGCACAGCTCTACGTGTGCTTCTAGACTTTTCTTTTCAATTTCTGTAGCTTCGACCATCATGTTCTCCACAATAAACACTATGAATTATTTATGGAAATAGGAGCAAACCAAATGTTTTGCCTGGCGCCTTGAGTGATCAAGAAAGGTTCAATATCTGGGTCGTTATTGAGTTCACGCAACATGGGCACACCAGCTGCATCAGATCGCAGGACCGAAGTAGGATCTTCGGCTGGACCGTATATACCATCAGACTCAGTTTCAAATTCAAACATCCATCGCGATCCCAGTTGGTCCTGTATAGGTTCGCTGAGATCAAACAACTGTGTGCGTAGGCTCAGAATCTGTGTAATGGTTTCCCAGTTGCGTTGTTGATTTCTACTGCGATTCCAGGATTCACTGTCAGTGATGTTTTGTCCAGCACGATCTCTAAAAGGAACCTGTGTGGATTTAAAGTGCCCGGTAATGCCGGTGGCAGTGATATCAAACAGGGTCTGGCAAACAAATTTCATTGGTCCTTCTTTCCTAGTTCATAAAGGATTTCAACCTGTTCGCAAAGTCGATCCAGTTCAGGATTTGTTTTACGAGCACCAAATATGTCAACCCACCGTTTCTCACGTTCAAGTTCAACCAGTTCCAGTTGTAAGGCAGGATCTTGACTGTGCAAGGTTCGTTGTGTGGCGCCAGGTCGACGAGCATACACTGTGCGACCACCGTCGGGACTTTCAAATATGGTTACTTCTGTGATCTTGTCTGCGGTCATGTCAGTATTTAACAGTAAAAAAATTGCCAACAAAAAACCCGCCGGAGCGGGTCTTTGCTGATACTGTCACTCAATTAAGAGTATAAGCCTGTGAATGTTGCAGAGTTTGTAACGTTAGCTGTTGGGATACCAATAGCAGCATTAGCTGTTTGGCAAGCAGCAACGAATACAGAGCTGTTAGCAAATGCACCAGTTGGGAACACAGCAAAATTCATTACTGTATTTGTTGGTCCAACTTGGAAAATTGCTACTGTAGCTGTTTGTTGAACAGCTTGGATAACGTTAGCAACGTAACCATTTACACCACCTTCAGAAGCAACGCTAGCGTTAGCTGTTACTGAGAAGTAGTCTAATTTAGGACCTTGGAAGTTAGTAGGACCTTGTGCAGCAATGTTAGCTGACTGTGCAATAGAACCGTTCAATACGTCTGTTGCAAATACTGGTTGTGATCCACCAGAAACTTTAGTAATATAAGCCATTTTAAATCTCCTTAATATATGGACACTGAGGTCCTGCTTTTATTTATACCGTTTGGTAAAAATCAGGAGTTAGGATCGTTTTTTGGATTGTTTATTTTGCGATTTGCCGCGGTAAATCCGCCGGCTAGACGGTTAACAGCCTTGGCCATACCAGCTGGAGTGGCCATGACCCAGCCTTCTTGTCCTGGATGTTGTAGATCTAGTTGACCCAACAGATCCATCTTGATAGTATGTAGCAGTTCCCAAGCCGCAAAGGTTGCGGCCATGCCGTCCAGATTGCTACGTGGACTCTGTAAATATTCTACCACATTGTTATACTTGCGAGGGCCAACACGTTCCAACAACCAGGGTCCAAAATTGCTGACCAGTTGATCAAAGCCCTGACCCACACGACTGTTGATGTAGTCTACACACAGTTTGGGCAGGTCAGTGATCTGTTGTGCTCTAAGTTCCGACGGATTAAACAGTTGATCTATTGCGGCACCTTCGGTGTTGTAGATGTTTTTTAATTGCTTTACTGCGGCCGAATCAGCTCGCACGTTTTGCTTGGGCGCTACTGGCTCCAATAACAATAGGCCAGGCACTGTTTTAAATTTGAACGTGCCAATGGGTTCCTTGGCGGCACCCGGTTCAGCATAGCGAGTATGCATGGCTATGCCCACATCGCTAGCGCCAATGCGTTGCCCAATGTCGCTGTTGGCTGGAATTTTGTATTCTATAGTGTTGGGTGTAAACACATAGTTTCCAGCTTCCAAGGGCGGTGTATCAATATACAACAAGTCACCTTGGAAATAACCATGATACCCTTTGGGCACTGCTGCATCCAGCATGCCCCATAACTTGTCATAAACAGGAGCAAGTGTTTGAACACGTGTGGCTGGTCGGCCTTGTGCTTCGGCTTCGCGATCTCTGGCGGCCAAGTGATTTCTAACCTGTTTGGGACTGGTAAACAGGCCATTGTAGCCTTTGGCAGTAAATCCGGCCACATCGGTTAGAACAAATGTGCCGTCGGCATCACGTCCAAATACCAAGGCAGGTTTGCCATCCCATTTGACTGTGGTTGTTGCAGTTGTGTTGTCCTGTGTGTGTTTTACAATGTCCAAGGCCTGTTTGATACCACGACTGCCCGAGCGGAACACAAGATCTTCAAGATGTTCAATGCCCTTGGCACGACCACCCTGCACTTGATTTTCAATCAAGGGACGCATGCCTTGATTCACAATACGATCACGCAGGCGTGCCAGGAAGTTTACATCGCTGTATTCAATATAAGGATCTGCGCCCTCCATGGTGTCTTCCATGAATGGCAGGCCTTCACGTTCCATGTGAGCTTTGAAGTCGGCCAACTTGGCATCACGAGCAGGATCTGTGCTGAGTGCCTGCAGGATAGACTCCACACTGGCTAGATCTTGTCTGGTAGCTGTCCGATTCAACAACAGCTTGGCCACACGATCTGGATCATTTGTGATCAGTTGATTGGTTGCACGGTCGGCAATACCACTATTTTGATTCAACTTGTAGCCCATGCTCTTGGCGATTGAGTTCATGAGCACATTGCGCTCGCGACCTTTGTATTTTGAATCAGCAGGCATGGCACCTAGCACAAACTTGGACCAAGGCACATCCTTCATGAACATGAAGTCAGTCTGCACATAGCCACGATCTGGGCGACCATCTATGGGTGTTAAAAAATGCACAGCCGAACCTGACTTGCGCACATAGTCCTCGGGTTTGAATCCTTGACTAACTGCCCACTGCTTGAGTTGTTGTTCCAGTTGTTCTTTTGAAATCTTGTTGGCATCTATGGCTATGTCCAAGTCACCTGATGTGTCTTTGATGCCGGTTGATCCAAGCGTGTTGTTTTGTAGATCCAGGTCTGGCAACATTTGTTCCAGCCAGGCCAAGGTAGGTTTGACGTCGGTTTGATTGATGCGTTGTGTTAGGGCACGGTTATCAGCATCTTTGAATACGTTGCCGCCTTCAAGAATGTTCATAGACCTTGAAAGCCCATCATGATCAGCAAGGCATCGGCGGCAGCATT